ACCGAATTAAAGAACGCTTAGCCGCGAGCGCAAGAAAAAACGCAAGTAAAAACAAAACCATAGAGCGTGAAGATGGTGATGTCGCGCATGATAAAGAACATGAGGAGGAAGAGGAAGTTCCTGCCTTTAAGCGGAAGGGCGACAAAAACGTACCCCCGAGGCCTTATAGGCCAGGTGTGCATGGCCCAAAACGAAAAACATTACCTGTGGCTGAAATTGATGCTGACATAGCGGAGATAGTACGCGGCGTAGAACTTCTTACTAGTGGGGCAATAGGTATAGTTATGAGTGATGAAGATGACGGAATGGCAGGGCATTATTCCGATATTTCTAGGATACTCACAATCCAAAGACAATGGAGACCTTACCTAGAAATGAAACGAGAAATGTTACAGAAGTTCCAATCCTTATGCGGAAGCAATTGGGATGACACTTTAGAGGAGTCGTTTACTGATCTTATATTAGAAGAACACGCAGTTGACCTAGGGGAACGCATACATCTAATTAGAAAGTTTGCTGACACCCATGACGCATGGAACTGGACAAACTTAACGAAACTTGGATTTAGTAGTGAGGCAATAAGCTTAGCTGCCATGCCTACGGAACGCAGAAATCAGGCAATAATCCGAAAAATATACGATTCACAATTGTATATAGCGAATAAGTCGTCAAGACACAAAACCCGCGTCACTGTATAAAGCGAGTTGTTACGTATATGAAAATGCACGATAGATGGCGTAACATTGCACATGTCATACATAAATATGATACGTGTGATGCACGCTCACCTACGTACAGGGAGTTAGGTACGGGGGCAGGTATACCCAGCACAAGCCATGTATCGTATTGCCTGCGTAAGATGCGTACACGTGGCTGGATAACATACCACGATAATATGAGCAGAACTGTGAGGTTAACTGAGAATGGTAGAAAACACTTCTTCTTTAAAGATTGATAAAGAGTATGGGAACAAACCTGTTGATGAAGTCCAGGAGCTAGTGGATGCTGGGACGTGGAGTGTGAAGGAAGTCGAAAGCGGCTTAGTAGTTCGCAACCAACATGGGCATATTCAATCTGGTTCAGCTCATCTCCCAAGTAATAATAAAGCCGATAAAGAGATGATGCGCGAAGAAAAACGTGCGTTAATGGAAGTCATACAGGAGCGTGGTGACACCCGTGAATGGTACGAGTCGCTAATGGAGTCTGTGCGGAGAAAAAACTCCCAGTCCCTGATTACTTGGAGAGACACCTTTTTAGGAAAGCCTATGGAACTCACCGAGGAGTCCGAACACGTAGATGTAAACGGTATGCTGCTTGAATTCACACAAGTAATGATTACTGCCGCCCAAAAGAAAAACGAAAGAATTATTGAATGAGTGAAGATGAGCCAAAGAAATCCAATGGGAATGGTACCACTATTACAGGGGTGCAGCTTTTAGTGGGTATTATATTCATACCTGTCGTGTTAGTATGGCTTGCATTGGGTGCTCGCATAATTTGGTCCGCTACTGGGAATCCAGAAACGCTTGATCAGATTGAGGGCCTCCTTACCGCCTTGGCTGTGCTGAGCCTACCAGTATCGATGGGCCTTCAAAAACTATTTGAAGCATTTGGCAATGAAATTGAGTCTAGGAGGCGTGATGACTGAAGATTGGCGACACCCAGCGTGGAAGATGATTATGCCAGGTAAGCAAGCATACGAACCTTTTGACTGGCAACGCGACAAGATTCACAAGTTATCTACCCCTGACCACTCTGTTCCTAGGCTTATTGGAGCCTGTGGGAGACGTAGTGGGAAAACAACTGCAATCATAGCTGAGGTCGTGAAGGAGCTTTTCCGAGAACGCCTAGACATTTCTGGTGTACGGAAGGCCCCACTAGTATATGTAATCGCCCCGAACTACGAGCTCGCTATGAAAATCTGGGAACCAATCTGGGAATTATTCGTCTCAGAGAATGGTGGACTGTACAGCTTGAAGTCTTCTCATGACAAAATGAGGAAGCTAATCAACTTAAAGAACGGCGCTAGAGTACAGGCTAAGACCGCAGATGACCCTAAATCGCTTCAGGGAGACCGTGTGACGGCGGCATTCGTTGATGAGGCCCATGATGTCTCTGAAGAAGCGTGGGCTAACTTCATGCCTGCATTAACAGATTCTAAAGGAGTACTTAGAGCTATTGGTATACCACGTGGAAAGGGGAGATTTAGGTCTTACTTCCACCGTGGGGAGACAGATACAGGCGGACGGTTTGAGTCATTCTCTGTCCCGTCATGGGAAAACCCAGCTATCGACCCCGATGAAATCTATGCTATGCGGGACGAATTAACAGAAGCAGAGTATAAACAACACTATTTAGCTGAATGGGCAGATGATGATGGACAGGTCTTTAGGGGGTACGAGAACCTATTCACCTCAGAAACCCCACTAGTAGCAGATAGCCAGTACATAATGGGACTAGACATCGGTAAGATGCACGACTTTACAGTAGCCTACGTAGTAGACATTAAGTCAGGGCATTTCGTAGACATGGATCGCTTTAATGGGGTGGACTACACCACACTAGGACCACGTATTGCCAACCTGTACGAGAAATATAATTGCCAGACAATCCATATGGATGCCTCTGGAGTAGGTGAGCCTGTCCAGGATATGTTGCGCCAAGAGGGCTGCTCGGTGTCTCCGTTCAAATTCACCAATAACTCTAAAGCGCGGATTATAGCAGGTATGGCCTCCGAAATTGAGCATGAGCGTGTACAATTCTTAAAAGGGGACACTCAGCTTTCAAAGGAGTTGAGCTTGTATGAAGGCAAAGTATTAGCTGGAGGAGCTATCCGATACTCCGCGCCATCAGGTTATTTTGATGATTGTGTAATTGCAGCGGCGTTAGCGATAGACAAATTAAAACGAAGAAGGAACACCTCACGGAGTGCAATGCGTGGGAATTACCTTACATTCGGGTCAGGTAAAAATAAATGGTAACTGGCGATACAACATATAACTCTCAGGATACTGAGTACCAACGATTCCTTACATTAAAGAATGAAATTTACCAAGGGTATTTTGCTGCAGTTGAACTGGATAATGAGTATTACAACTTAGATTACCCCAACCAAAACCAAATTATTCCTAAAGAGTGGGGACAACGGGGCATTTCTCCGACAATCCCACCAACAGCACGTAACGCAGTAGACAATCTGTCGGACCATATCCTGACATCTCCTAAAGTATTTGTCCCAGCACGCCCTACTGATGAGGATTTGCAGCAAGAACAGGACTTAGCAGAGCGTAAGCGCCAATTTATTCACGCATTCTGGCACCAAATTGCCGTTCAACAAGGTGGACCACTTAATAGAGCCAAGAAACAGGCCATTAAAGATGGGCGCATCATCCTTAAAAAGACTTTACGGTGGGACTTGATTCCCGACGAGCCAACCTCCACCGCAACACGGAAGGAAAAGAGTTCCTACCGTAAAGTAATGAAGAACCTAGGGCGTAGTGAGCTAATATGGAGCGTTAAAAACTGCCCTACTGAGACTATTCTGGAAGACCCAGCAGATTGTTATAATCCAAAGTACGTATATGAGTTCTATAAAGTATACGCATTAGATGCACGCGAAATGTACCCTGAGATGGAAGAACATCTTGCATCATATAAAGACACAGACAAAGTAGATTATGTGGAAATGTGGACTAAGCCTAGCGGTTCGAGTCAGGGTCGCTATGTAATCTGGTGTAAAGGAGAGCGAGTACATGACGATGTTAACCCGTATCACTGGGAAACAGCGATGTCGACAGAGGAGTCTCCCCGCTATGACGGATATGTTCCGTATGCTATTAGGGACACTGGGTGGGGCGAGTTCTCGGCGGAATCCAAGCCAGAAGAAAGGTACGTTGGTGTACTACGCTACGCTCATCCAATGCTTGAGACGGAAGCTAGGCAACTTACTGCAGTCGATATTCAGATGCGATTCTCAACATTTGCTCCAGTCGTTACAAGAAACATCTCGGAAGATACTGACCAGCCTATTGAGATTGGGCCAGGTAAACGTATCAACCTTATGGACGACCAAGAAATCGAATTCAGATCGTTACCAGATGTTCCTGTTAGCGCATTCCAACTTATTAACAAGGTCCATGAGTACACAAATGAATTATCAAAAGCGTCCATCCTGTCGGGCTCGGCGCAACGCGGAGTAGATACAGCTACAGAAGCCGATATGAATGTCCGTAACGCAGCATCTAAGCTACAAGGTCCTATAAATGCCTTACGGTCAGCGATTATGGTGGTAAACCGTTGGGTATTCCAAGACATAGAGAACATAATAGAGGCCCCAGTTACTGTATATGGCGGTATGAAGGGCACTCCTAGCTCAATAGAAATAGCTCCAAAAGAGATTGGTGGCTTCTATGAATCGTATGTTGAGCTGGATACAAGCGACCAAGCGTCACTTAATGCTAGAAATGCACGTCTATGGGCAGACCTATATTCTGTATACCAAGGAACTTTGTCTCCTCAAACAGCTATGGAAAAAGGTGGCATCGAGAATCCGCAGGAAGAAATGATGAAAGCGTCAGTAGCCAGATTGTTCTTATCAGAACCAGCCGAGCAGGTACGTACTATGATGATGCTTACTAATCTTGGTGGGCAGGCTGAGGACATCCTTACTGCATACCGTAATGGTATTATGCAGGAACAATCAGCACAGCAGGCAGGAGCACAGGCAGCAGGAGCACAGCCACAGCAAGGTGGCGTGAACCAAGCTACGCGGCCTACTCAAGACCAGATGATGAATCCAGCACAACCAATCATTGAAGAATCCCAAGAGAACGTACAAATAGATCAGGCGCAGGAGATGTTCAGATAATGTCAGGAGAACTTTCTAATGCAATGGTTGACGCAGTAGGGCAAGCAATGGCAATGAATACAATGTCGCTTGAATATATTGCTGATGCGTTTGCTACACCCGAACAACGTGATTTGTTTAACGCTACCCTCCCTGAGATTATGCAGACCTTTGATTCACACGGCCACGGTAAGGACATTAGGTTCTGCCAGGAGCCATTCTGTGTAAGTGCAAGGAAGACAATTCAGGGTATAGTGGGACAACAGATACAAGGCATACAAGGTGCGTTAGCTAACCCTCAAGGCGGCATGTAATGACTGATTATGGTGAAGACTTTAACCGCAAAGAGGCAATAAAGATAATAAAAGCTATTTCTAAAAGCTATAACGAAGCTAATGGTAAATCTATTATTAGAGGGAATACAGAAATTGTCGGAGCAAGAGACTCACAATTATGGGATAATCCTTTGGTACCATATTTAATTGATGCTGTAGAGAAGGCTTTATATAGCGGAATGTCGGCTAGTGAGGTAGAGGATGCCGTACTAAATGCAAGTGACAACATCCCGCTTCAGCCTGAAGGGAATAAGGCTGAAAAGGCAGAGGATATAGCTCAAAATAACATTGCTAAACACTTAGCTCGCTCTATTCCAAGTAAAGGTAGATCAGATAAAGAATTAAACATTGAATATACAAAGTTTAAAAAAGATTTTATCCCAGAAGATTGGGATGATTTTGACAATAAATTAAAAAAAGATGGGGTTCCTACAGCGCAACGACAACGCATCCTCACTCACTTAAAAAGTAATTGGGGCGGCGACGATGGGATTAAGCAAACAGTTTTAGATGTTGCAAAGTCAAAACTTACTGATGGGACAGTAACGAACTCGATAGAACTGTCATCAGAACTTTCTGCATATAAAGGAACAGGAACTCCCACTCTAAAAAATCTCTCAATGTTTCTTGTAATGCCTGAAATGTCCGATGAAGAAATGCTTGATTCAATGATAAATTTTTCATCTGAATCAGCAGCCAAGCAAGAAGAATTAAAAGTCTCAGGGCCACCTGCAGCTACGGAAACTGCTGAAGGCGGAGAGATGGGGCCAAGTCAGGCTGGCGCAGAAAAGTTCGACCAATTCAAACCACGAACCGTATATGAACAAGATAAAGATGGAAACTGGATTACGGGTGAGAAAACGGGGTATGGTGATTACGAACAATGGGTAAGCAAACCAACATTAGTTGATGGTGTTGAGCCAGACAATACTAGGCTAAACGAATATTACGATAAAGTAGAGAAGGAAACCCAAGAGAGAAAAGCCATAGCACTCGAGAAAAGTATTTATGATCGTACACGTGGCGATGCCGCGACGGATTACGGCAGAGATTTAGCTCAAGATAAAACTTATTACGACAGAGATTTAGCTCAAGAAGCGGCTTATTACAAGAGGGGTATAGATCAAGATGAAGAAGATTATGACAGAGACATTGAAAGAGAAGATGCCAAGCAAAGAGAACTAAATGCTCGTTATGATGTCCAGCGCAATCAGGATATGAAACGTGCCGATCTTATTATGCTAGGACAGTGGACGCGAGATGATGAAGTTGCCTACCGCAATAGAGAATGGGATATAGATGACCGCAGAGACGACCGACTCTGGCAAGAAGAACAGCAAGCTGAGGAAAACGTATTTAAAACTGGGCAACTTGCTATGCAGATGGGCCCTCAATATTTCCAGAGCCAGTTAGATGCAGCAGAATTTGAGAAAGATGTATTAAGAAATGCATCTGATTATATTGCTTCAGCGTTTATGCAGCGTGGAGAAGCAAGCCCATTCAAGGCGGTTACACAA